AGTTTCATCAATTATTTCCTCGTCACTATCAGCCATAAGTTCTAAGAGAAGTTCAAACAAATATTGTGTAAACTCCTCATCTTTTTGAAGTTTCTTAGGCTTCATCACTGGAGATTGTATCACATCAAAAGCAAAATGTAAATGGGGCCCGTCAGTATGTTCTAGGAGTTTTACCTTACCATACTTAAAGACGGTGCCCGTATATTTACCTGTAATTAATTTGATATGAGTTTCGGTTTTACTTCCCTCAGGAAATATAAACTCATAATCCTTTCCTTCTATCATTCAACACCATTACTTGTTTCAATTTCAAAAGCCTCATCAATATCACCTTGCATGATATTACCAGAAGCAATACGGTATTTGTGTTCGATATGGTCTTGGAAAGATTTCTTCTTAAGAATTGGCATCCAGAATTCTTTGGTATCAGTTTCTTTGATACGGTATTTCTTTTCTTCAACAACACCATCATCATCGGTACGTGAGTACCAACCATTGGCAGGTTTAACTACATGGCCTGAATCCAACGCAATATCAAGTAAACCAGACCACTTGCTAATGCCTCCATCAAAAGAAACAGTAACAGGTATTTTAGATTTCTCTTTGACATAACGACTCTTTTCTACATTGATAATGAAATTGTAACCAACAACTTCAGTACCTTCTTTCTCTTGTTGTCTACCGAGAATAAAGATATTATCAGCAGAGTAATATGAACCTGTACCACCACCAACAATATCTTTAGGGAACATACCAATCTCTTTGTATGTGTGGTTGACAACAATCATTGGTATATCTTTCATTGTAAGGTGGGGTGTTACCATTCTAAACAATGATTTGACTTGTTTGGCTCTTGACATATCAGCCACAGATTTACCTTCTAATGCATCATCAACCTCTTTCTTAGAGGCCAAATTACCAATCGAATCAATAATGATAATCAATTTATCTTTACGTTCCAGATTAGTCAATTGTTGCATCACATCAAACTTCAACTGTTCAATATCCGTAAGAGGAGTATGGAGAACACGATTGGTATCAATACCAAAGGAATCGAAATAAGACTGAGGAGTGCCGAACTCAGAATCGTAAAACAAAAGAGCAGCGTCTTCATATTTGTCCAGATAAGATTTGGCCATCAATAAAGAAAATGCAGTCTTGAAATGTTTGGATGGACCTGCCCACATTGTAAGACCTGGTGTAAGACCACCATCTAATTTACCAGACAATGCCACATTGATAATTGGAATTGCCGTTGGTATCATATCCTTCTCGGTGAAGAACTTTGATTTGGATAGAATAGCAGATTCTTTGATACTACTATTCTTCTTAATTTTATCTAATATACTCATTGTTTGTCCTTTGGTTTAAATGCAAATGGTTCATCATAATCATATGTAGTTGTGGCCACACCAGGCGAGGCTATATTTGCTATGTTATCTTTTGGTACTTCTATTGTTGTCTTCCATTGTGGTGGTTCTGCAACATTAGGTGTAATGAAAACTGGAATATCAGGCGTATCAGATACCGGTGTAAACTTTACTGCAGGCTCGGCTTTCTTTGTTTCTACTTCTCGGTGTAAAGAATAGTTAGCTGCTATCAATAACAATACTGCCAATGGATCAAATACAGACACAATCATTATAATCAATAGACGAACTGCCTTATCAATGATACTTCTATCATCCGAACCGTAGATTAGTTCCGCCACGTATTTGATTGGGCCAAAATCGGATTCAGCTTTCCGCAATTGATTAGAATACGGAGCCTTTTCTTCATTAAGTTGGTTGAGATGCTTCTGCGATGACTCGATATTCGAAGCCAACTCATTACGTTCTTTCGATTGGGTTTTGCGTATTCTATACGAATTCTCCGCTCCCCTTTCCGAGTCTGAACGGCCCATGATTTGGTCAACTGTATCATCAAGCTGTTTGATATTCTTACGATATTCATTTATATTGTCCTTCTCAATTCTAATCTTCTCATCAATTAATGCCACCTTATCGACAATAGGTCCTACATCAGCAGAATGTTCCAAATGAGCCTTTGATAAGAAACCAAAGATACCCATTGAAGTGAACATCATCAAAACAACAACACCACAAATGAAAGGATATTTCAAAGTGTGTGGTGCATTGTCCCAATTACGATACGTCCATGATATAGTTACTACTTTAGCAACCTCAATAATGGAGAACATAAGAATAATAGGCCAGTAAGCACCAGGAAAGATTGATGCCATACCGACCACAGAGAAGTATGCTGAAACGGCAGATAACGCTAGTGCCGTTAAGAATGTCAAAAATATCATGTAAAGAAGTCCTGTAGTGAGCTCACCTGTTCTGTCTTCCAACCCATACAATCAAGAATAACTTTGATAGGTTCCAAAAACGATTTCTCATATTGTAACTCAAAGTCTATACAGTTGTCAAGCCCAAACTCAGTCGGTAACCTACCAGGGAAAGATATTACGGTATCCTGGAAATGATTTGGTGTTTTAAGATAGGTAAATTTAATCTTTTCACCAGATTGTATCATAGGATACTTCTTCTCAAGGCCTCGGTCTTTTAATGCCTTATTATATAACAATGCACCTTTCACATGGATTGGTGTTCCTTTCTTATACAATGTGGTAGGATCCGAATACTCTCTAAGTCCATTCACACCTCTAGGAAAAGATATATCTTCTGGAGGTAGTTTACTAAAGTCTGCTTTGAATTTTGCCAAGAAATCCTGTACGTCTTGTTCTGTACCAGATACCATCAACTTGATTACTTCTTTCATCTTCTCACGCACAATAGATGGAGTGGAAGACTTAATCATTTCAAGACCCATAACTTTCAGGTCTGGTTCTGCATACTGAACACCTTCATTGTTATATACGTTTAGAATATAACGCTTCTTGGCAGTCCAAATACCTTTGTCGGATAGACCTTCACGTTTCATCTGCATCTTTTGTGCATATGCATGTACGTAATCAGCCAACTCTTTGTATGACTTGTCAATGTATGGTTGTAGTTTCTGTTCGCAAACACGGTCCATGAAATCAATCACTTTTTGTTTGTCGATGTTTGGTGATACAACACCATCAACACCATATACTTTTTCAACCAATTCACCAAGGCGTAGGTAAATCGAATCAGTATCGGATGCAATGACATAATCTTTATCTGTCTTTAAGAGATTATTCATGTAGTCGTTTATCTTTGCTTCGATCCAACGAATTGAGAGCTGACCTGCCGTAGTAACTCCAAGTGCCATGCGTAGGTCATAGAACCTAAAGTACTGACTTCCCAAAGCACCGTAAGCGGAGTTGAGAGAGACCTTTTTGGCCAATTGTAAATTATTGTACTTAGCGATTCGTTTTTCAATTGCATATCTTTTTGAGACATCTTTTTCATTCTCCAGTTCTTGTTTAGCTTCAAGATATAATTTCTTAAACTTCTTTCTATCTACATACATTTCTTCCAACATCTTAGGCAAGAACCCCATAACATCTGTACGGAAGAATTGTCCGTTTGGTGTCATTGTAACACCTTTCAGTTTAGAAGTATCAACCTTCTTGTGCAACATCTTTTCAACACTTGGTGCTTGAGATATCACATCTCTCATTTCGTCCGTGTAATCATCAGGTTCAATCAACGTCTCAGGAGAGATATTGTATTGCATCATAAGGTGAGGGTAAAGTGAATTTAGGTCAAAGCTGGCAACATAATCATGTAGACCAACTTGTGGATCTTTAACGTATGCACCTTCAAAAGCCTCTGTCTTTTCTCTTACAACTCTTGGTGGTACAATGATATTCTTTTCCAATAGATAGGAATAAGTCATTGCATCCCACATACGAGTCTGTGCAAACACATCATCCATATTAGACTTTGTATCATAAGCCAGAGTTACCGCCATCTCAACCAACTTTAGTTTATCTTCTAATCTCAAAACCAATTGTACGTCTTTGATATTATACTCAATAAACTTTTGGTGGTTCAAACGATACAATGCGTGTAAGTTATCATACTCATCATAGGACAATTTACGTTCACCGAGTTCTACGTTTGCAATAGCATCCAACTTGTATGATTCTTGTGACTTTCCGCCAGGAGCATACCATTTGTATAATTCGATATAGTCTAAACAGGCTATACCCGTCATCAAGTAGTGGATCATTTGACGACCCATATTGATTACTTTACGTTCAGGTAGATATTGCCATGGAGATAATTTCTTAGTCTCTTGTTCACCAAGAATACGTCTGAAACGATTAACGATGTATGGTATATCAAAGAACTCTGTATTCCAACCAGTTAACACATCAGGATAATTAGCCTGCCAGAATGATAAGAATTCTCTACACAAAGTCCATTCATCACGGCATTTGTGATACTTCTCATCACCTTGCACTTCATAGTCACCACAACCCCAAACGTGTGTTGCACCGTTTAAGAATATGATACAAATGGCTGTGATCGGTTCGTTCGCTTCATACGGATCAGGAAAACCATTCTCAGAACCAACCTCAATATCTATAAATG